CCACCACTATATGTCCAGTTATCAAAATAGAAGTTGTTATTAGAAATAATAACATTATCAATTTCTTTGTAGGCAAGAGCAACAGCTCTCCAAAGCAAGATACCGTTATCAGAACAATAGATATGATTGTTAGAGATAATAACGTTATTGGTTACGTTAGTAAAGTTAGGAGAAACATAAACTCCTAGTTTATAGTTGTAGCAATAGTTATTGGTAAATCGTTGGTTAGATCCATGAACTTCATAGCAAGTAGCTCCACCAGTTTGACCTACAGTATGGGGAGGAGTAGAGTTCCAGAAAGTATTTCCTGTAACATCCATATCTTCTGCCCAACCATAAATCGAAGTATGGTCATTGGTATCCAAACCGCTATTAATGAAATAATTACCCTTGATCTTCCAAGTCTGTCCAAGAGCTGCTGTGTGACCATTCAGTACGAGAGAAGTAACAACATAACAAACACCGGCACAATTCTTAAAGACACAATCTTCAATAATTACATTGGTAAGAATACCAGAATCTCCATTACCAATAATTGCAGCATGATTAAACTGGTTATAGGTAGTGGGTCTGCTCGGACTCATATTGTTATTAGCGCCATTCATATCGAAAGTAAGACCTCTAAAAGAGACATTACTAATCGTAGAAACAGTGCTAAAAGTGGCAAGTTCTTTTGGACTTGCATCAGTAGAGTAGTTATTGGAAATCTTGATTACTGCACCGCAGTCACTGAAGCAATGCATATTAGACAGCATTACAAGAGCAGTATTATATGTAGCAGCTCCTACTTGACTTGTAGCAGGAGTAACAATATAAGTACCTCCTGGAAAGTAAATAGGAATTCCTAATGGAGCAGCATAATTAATCGCTGCCTGAATAGCAACAGCATCATTAGTGGAACCATCACCAACAGCACCAAAGTCCTTAACGCTGATGATATCTTGAAATTTAGATAAAGCGGTTCTAGTAGAGGCTCCAGTAACTCCACTAAGTGCATTGTAGACAGCGGTATTTACATCATTTAGCCAAGCAGGTTGAACCACTGTGCCATTTGAAAAGACTGTACTAGTCATTAGATAGATCCTTTATTAATATCAGCTCTTAATCCTGCAATTCTGAAAGGATTATTATCTGTATGTGTCAGCTTAAATGCTCTTTGTCTAAAGTTACCAAGTTGCCAGCAACATTGTAAATCTTGATTCAAATTAATAGACAAACCAGTATTATAGGTTTTATAATCATCATCAGACCATTGAACTTGAACATTAGAATTAGTGGTTGTTTGATCTGCAAGAAGAGTTAGACGACTCATATTCTTTCTATTGAAAGTTCCAAAGTCATAACTATCTGTTACAATTGTACAAGTAAAACTAGCTCCACTATCTTGATATAAGGTTTCATCAAACTTATACCAATTACTGGTATTATCTGCAATAGCAAAATAGCAAAAGTTTCCTGTAGATGTTCTAATTCCATGCGCTCTAGCAACAGGAAAGTTAGCATTCTGTCGATAAGCTAATCTAGTCCATAAACCAGTTTCCAGGTCCATACAATAAGTTCTGGTTCCAGCATTGATTACATAGAATCTATGTCCTTGGTAGGCAAAAAGAGTACCAATCCATGTATTGTAATCAGTCCCTAATGTATTTAAATACCTACTAATAGTAGGAGTGGAAATAGGTTCACATTTAAAGTCGTATAGCTTATAGACTTGAATATCAGAATTAAAATCCTTTCCAATAAAGTAAGAAGCATTCTGTTCTTGAGCATATCCTCCCAGGAAAGAGATTCTTTTCACAGGAGTATCATTACGTTGGAATGGAGATCCGGTTGCAACACCAGCATCCCAAAAATACTCTAATGTTTCTTTACCAGCAGCAACAATATAGTTGCTAACCTTCATTAATCTAACGACAGTATCCGCTTCAATTTCTGCATCAATAAGATTTCCAGGGGTCCAAGATAACGGTGCATTATTATCACTGTTATACATATCTCCTGTACCAACCTTAACAGCAAGAATATAACCATCGATGAACACAATATTTGGATCATGAGGAACAGGTAAATCAGCATCAACGCAATAAGTGATGGCATTAGCAGTATCAATCTGAATTAAATTTGTTCCATCAGAAACAATAATAGCGGTAGTTCCGTTATTATAAATAAACTCTGCAAATCCAACAGTAGTAGAAGTGCTTGTCCAAGGACTTGGAGTTAGGGTAGTAATTGTGGAGTTAACAAAATTAAATACATAAATACTACCAGCAACAGCGTAGTAAAGTTTTTGTTGATCTTCCCAATACCAGGAACCACGAATAGTTCCAGAAGCGGCACTAGAAATTGCTTGGGAACTACCAGCTCTTTTATTAACAAAAGTTCTCTGATCCTGAGCACTCTTAGACTTAATTACTTCCATGAAGACATTAATATAGTCTTCATCTTTATTGACTCCTCCAGCTCTGGAAACAATTTCCTTCGAAATATCAATCTCTTCGATACTGTAGGTATCTTGGGATGGAGACTTACTATATGCCATTAACCTCTCCTATCTTCGCCCCAACCAGGTTGCATATAAGGCTGGATATATAAACTAGCATCTTCTCCACCCATACTAAGAACCTCATTAAGATATCCTTCGGCTTCTCCCATAAGCATATTGCGATCACCAACGGGAATGCCCCATTCAGGGGCAAGAGCAACAGCAGTTTTATAGACTAATGGCATATACCATTCTTCAGGGAAATTAGCAGTATCGGTAGAGTTAATAAAATATTGAAACGGTTGTTGATAAACAATCGTAAATGTAGATCCAGAAGCTGTACTATCTGGAGTAGGCCATAACTTAAGAACACCAGTATTAACTAATGGCTGATAAGTAACCTTAATGGGAATACCAGCACTATTAGTAGGAAGTTGGTTAAAGTTATAGTCTGCCTCAATATCCATATCAATACGAGTACCAGAACTATCCAAACGATAGCACTGTAATAGTTTGAGAGGATAAGGAGTATTAAATGTCATTCCAGTACCAATAGTGTACGTGGATTGATTTGAAGTGGCACTAAAAGTATAAGAATTCCTTGCCCATAAAGGCATACCCTTGGCACGAAGCATAGCAACTACCATATTAAGAGCATCAGTACCATCTGAAATATTCTGAGTGCTAGGAGTTTGCCCCTGAGCAATAACTCCAAGTTTTCTAAGAGCAGCAGTAATTAACTGATCTCTTGTGTATTGAACTGTATATACAGAAGAAGTTGTCATGGGAATGTTCCATTAAAAGTTCCTGACCCATGACCATTTCCATTCATATCCACTAGAAATTGATATGTACGGGAATAAGGGCCAGCTTGCATACAACCAGCAGTACCCATACCAGCGTATGGAGATGCCGTCTGTAACGTGCAGAAAAATACTTCAGGATCAGGACTTGTGTCCTTGGAAACAAAGGAAGGGAAGGCCCGTTCTCCCCTAACTTTAATTAGAGTCTGTGGATGCCTAGTCTCATAATCTTTCGGGCAGACTAGAACACCATCCCATCTTTTTCTAATCTCACTTGAAGGATACCAGAAGCCACAAACATGGCAAGTAACCTTCCAATTCCCCGGCCATGTTGTTTTCTTCATTTATAGTGTCCTGTTCCAATCAGAGCAAAGTAAAGTATACCCACCACGGCAAGTCCTAAAATACTTTTGATGGAGAACCAACCAAAACTTTTTACCTGTTCATTAATCCATTCTTTGATGGCTTCTTTAACAACTTCTTTGGTTTCTTCATCATTTTGCATTATTACTTACCTTCACCAGCGGTTATATAAACAGTGTTACCGGCTCCGGTAGAAATAATAGCTACCCACGATTCATCTTGGTGGGCATAGAGATATAGTTCAGAATTAGGCAAAAGAGGAATGGATGTGGTAGCAGAAGCTGCTACTGTATTATCTTTTCCGATTTGAACCCAAGACAAGTTAGTTCCAGAATTAACGATTCTAAGAGATCGATGACCGACAGTCGGTGGAACTTGAATATTCTGCGATGCAGCAGAAGCGACAATATTAACGGTGTTTTGTCCTCGGAACGAATCAAAAGGACGGATTGCTACTTGGTAACTCATATTACTCCTTTAATAGAATTAATGGGGAATCTCTTCCCCATTAATATTAACGAACGTATTGAATATCCAAGTACATTTCACCGCTGGTAGGATTACCAGTAGTTGCAGTACCATTCACCCAAATCTGGATATCACCAGTTGTATAAGGAATATTATACGGCTGGAGAATATTGTTGATCGGGCTCAGAATAGACATAACACCGGCGGCTCCGAAAGCAGCCGTATTAGCGTTAATAAATTGAGTACCACCAGAAGCAGTACCAACACTAATAGTAGCAGCCGAAATAGAACCACCAGCAAGTTGAGTCTTAACCCAAAGAGTCATACTGATGATAGAAGCATCCGCAGGAAGAGCCGCCACAAGAGTATTTACACCACCAGTGCTAAAGTTAGCATTAGTAAGTTTAATAACTTTTTCTTGGGTATTCTTAACCTGGAAGTCACTGAACGGGCCGGCCGGATTGGGATCTGTAAAAATTAAAGCCATAATTTTCCTTAATAAAAGGGAGCCGCCGAAGCGGCCCCAAACAAATTAGGCACCCGGAGAGCCATACAGACCACGCGGATCCGCCCAACCGAAGCTGAAGCGCATCGTAGCCTTGTACTTGGCATTCTCGGTATCAAAATCCTCATCCATGTTGAATTCGTCAGCACGACGCTCGAAATACTTCATACCGTCCTTGATATTGGTACGGATAAACCAAGCATCATTGTCTGTCAGGAAGTGATTCGTAACCACCTTCGGAATCAGACCCATATCCTTCAGAGCATTCAGATCGTTATTGGTAGTACCAACACGCAGATCAGAACCGAGGATACGCTTCGCTTCGAAAATCAGTTGACGCGGGATAATCAGAGAATCCGGCAGAACCTTGATGAGCAGACCACGGTCATCCTGGAAACCAGCGATATCAATAGTCGCTTGTTCCAGAGCAGCTTCCGACAGATCGAGAGCCACCGACGGAGTATACGTCCAAGTACCACCAGCAACGTTCGGATGGTTCGAGGAACCACCAGCCGCACCAGCCAGAAGAGTCGCACCGTCACCACCAGTGTACGACGTGTTAAACGCACGGTTATACACATTGGCACCAATGACTTCCTTCGTCTGACGAGCAGCATAAGCCAGGGCCGAAGCCTTGCGCTTACCAATCACATCATACAGGTCATCTTCCACCATTTCACGGGTGATGATGAAGCCAGAGGCATACACAACATGGTTGAACCGAGTCGTGAAGCCTTGACGGGCCGTATCATAGGTGATCGGAGCCGCTTCATTCTTGGTCGAGAACAGACCGAAGCCCGACTGACCAACAACTTCTTCAAACGCCTTCCGGCTCTTTTCTTGATCGAACAGCTTGTCCCATTCAGTATCATACTGAGCATAGGACGCACCGTACCACGAATTAACGCCAGGCCAGAGGGCCTTGGCAAAACTAGAGGTATTAATAGCCATAATTTATTCTCCTTATTACTGGCCAGTAGCGCCGGTGCCGTTACTCAGGTTCGACGCGTTGATCTTAGCAAGCACGTGAACAGCGGTATCAGTACCAGAAACACAGCTATTATCCGGACGCTGAACAGTACCGAGAATACGGAATTGCAGAGTAGCGGTAGCAGCTTTAGTAGACATATCCAGCGAAACAGCCGACGTGCCTGTAGTCGTAGAACCGGTGCCACCGTAGTAGGCATCAGCATTCAGACCAACATCAGCGAGCAGATACGTATAGGCAGAGCCACCAGTAGTCTGTTCGACTTCATAAACAACATCAGGTGCGTCTTCAACCAGGCAATATTGAGCCGTCGAAGCAGCGCGATATTGAGGGGTATCAAGAGCAATCGAACCGTTGGTAAGAGTACCAGCAACCGGATCTTGTTTAACGTTAATAAAACCAGTAATAACTCCAAGAACCGGAGCGCCAGCAGCAGCCTTCTTCACAGTGGCGACACCACCAGCAGAAGCATTACCTTCGAGAATAACAGGATCGCCAACAAATGTGTTGTTAGCATCGGAAGCGGGAATTTGATAAATATTCCCACCGCCATTATAGGGCGCACCGGTGATATGCTTCACCGGCTTAAACCCAAAAATACGAGAAGTATTAGCCATAATCTTCCTTTAGATTAATAGTATTAAGTAGAAGATGTAGGCAAACATAAATTACCTAGAGGTTTCCTGTGTTAGAGTGTAACCATAGTCAGATGCTTGCTTACCATCTTGCTTCATGGTCTTCTCTAGTTCATCAGCTCGGAGGTTTTTGACCGCCTGGTCTTCTTTGTACCAATCTTCTTTGATACGCATAACGACACCGCGATCACCACGACCGAGGGAGATACTAGATGTAGACCCAAGTGCAGATGCATCGTCAACTCTCTTATCACCGTCTCGAATAACCTTGGTCTGTGGCACGACTTCGTAGCCACGATCTATCAGTTCTTCAACACGACCATCAAGATCGTTAACAACACGGTAAACGTAACCAGCTTCCTGATTCCGAACCACAACTCGGTTACGGACAGCAAGG